GCCCTGTACATCTGCTGTGGTTGATGTTGATGTGGTATCCCATCCAACAAATACCTTGCCCGTGGGAGGAGTCAGTGCTGATCCATCGGGAACAGGAATGACTGCACCAACATATGTGCTGACAGAATCATATGATCCTGTGCCGCCATTGTTGTTGAATGCAACTGTGGCAGGAGTTGCTGATCCGAAAAGGCTTTCCAGATAGCTCTGTGCCGCTGACATTGAGTCAAATGTCTTTGAGATTGACCAATCACCATTGGCAAGTGATGCAACCTGTCCCTCAATCTCAGAAGTCCCAAACTCAACAGATTCACCCTTTGTGTTGTTCTCCTGTGAAGGCTCAGCAAATTTCACCTTGTTGAGAAATTCAACCTTGTATTTGTACTGTCCATTGACAAGTTTTGTGAGAATCCTGCCCAGACCAACATAAGGAGCAATGTCATATGCATTTCTGACCATCTCTCCTCCGGAGATTGTATGTCCAAGCAGAGTGGCAAGGACAATGTCATCCTCATCATCTATTCCAAGAGTCACTGTGCCACTCTGGAATGTTGTGTCAGACTCTGCAAGTGCATCATCAGCATAGAGCTTTGCATCATTGTTTGATACACTCACACTGCATGAGATTGCCTTTGCAGGTTTAACAGCCACACCATATGTGGCAGAACCGTCATTCTGCTCAGTTAAAATACCAAACAGAAAATTTTTTAAACCGATTTTTGCCATTTTAGTTTTCCTCCTTTAAATAAGCAAAATTCAATGTCTTGTGATAATATCCTGTGTCAGTCTCATACATGTCCTGTGATGATCTACTGACCTGCCAAACAAAGCCATTGGCTTTGAGAATACTTTTCAAACTCTCAACAATATTGAGATAGTTTCCTTTTGCATACACATCAAAATCATAGTAATCAACATATCCTATCAGCTCATCATCTCCGCTGAGAGAATTGTCTGCATCCTGTTGCATGTAAACCACATACGGCTCACCATGTCCCTCATAATGCATGTATGAGACAGGGATGACTTCCTTGTCCACTGTGAAGTTTGCAAGGATTGTCTCAATCAATTCATTCATCAATTATTCCTCCGCTTGCTTCTTTCTGAGCTTTCATCATTGCCGCCTCAATCTCTGCTTTTCTGAAAGATTTTCTCATAAATGGCTTTTTAGGAAATGGAGCTGTGCTCCTGCCGTACTCATAAAGCTGTGCCAAAAATGATGCAGGGACTCCCTCTGTGGATCTGTATGTCTTGCCACTTCCTCCGCTCCTTGAGAAATATTTTCTGTTTGGATCACTAAAGGGAATATATCCGGAGATATAAACTTTTGTATTGACACCACCATCTGTGGGTGTATCATACGTTTTTGAAATCTTGATGTGTGATTTCAGATCATTGGGAGCATTGTTGGTCATGTTTTTTTCCACAACCTCTGCTCCTGCTTTGGTCATCTCTCCAAATATCTTCTTGGAGTTTTTCTCAAGCGTTTCAATGTCTTTCATCAAATCTGTTGGTAATTCCATCTGAAATCTTGCCATTAGTGTGTGATCTCCTTGCATTGCATCTCAAGCTCCACATTTGCCTCATCAACATTGTTGAGATATTCGATTGAATATGTCTTATTGTTGAAATCAATCTGCATGTCTCTGTTGATTGTCACGGTCTTTGGAAATCTGATTGTGAAGTTGGTATATGCTTTCTCAAAATCTGAATCATTGCGGATGATGGTCATGCCCCTTGTGGTCTTGACATAAGCCCATGGAGACAGCACAAGTGTCCTTGTCTCTGTCTTGAATCCTGCTGAGTCTTTCCCATAAGCAATAGAATATATATTGATTTTGTGATTGTACTTTCCTGCATTGATCATAAAAGATTCTCCGCATGCAGACTCAAGATTGACTCAACAACCCTATTTGCATTGGACTTGTCAACATACAGTGTCCGATTGTCCCACATATCTTGGCACAGAATCAAAACACATATGATGACATCCTGCAGATCATCAAGCTCTGCCAGAGTCTTTCCTGTGTACTGTGTTATGTATGCTTTTGAAACTGTCAACAGCGTCTTGAGTGTGTTGACTGTGTCAGTGTCTGATATATCACCGATTCTGCAATAATCTGCAACATCTGTGTATGCAATATCACTGACCTTTGTGATGTTATTCATGTGTGATCACCTCCGATCACGCCTCATATGATCCTGTCACTCCAAGGATGGTCACATCTTTTTTGATGTTTCCTGCTATGAGATTTGCATCCACCACCTGTGCTGATGCATATGCTGTCACATCAACCTCTGCAGTGCCTGTGATTTCAAGCTTGCCTGTTGACGGATTAGGGACATTGACTGTTGCCTTTGCATACTGTGCCACATCAATGTTCTCACCGTTCTCTGTGATGGTCTTTGTGCCTGTCGGTGTGATGAGTGTGTACTCTTCTGCATAGCCATCAGAGATGAGGCTTGCACCTATCTCATCCGTGACTGTTGCAACAGCTCCACACGCAATGGAAGTCAGCTCACCTGTGGAGCTGTTTCTCATTGTAAAAGGCTTTGTTGCTATTATTTTCATTTGGTTTTCCCCTTTCTCTCTTTCTTCTCTGTCTTGGGAGCATCATCAGCTTTGTGCTCAATGATATATCCTGCCTTTAACAGATCTTTGACAATGGAGGGATCAGAGATTTCTCTGACCTCTCCACCTGTCATTGATATGATCCCAGAGAAAGAGACTGTTGCTTTATAGAGCATAGTCTCACCTCATTTCTTTTTTATGATGCCGCCATAACAAGCTTTGCAAGCTTCTGCTGATCCTCAACAGCCGCATCAAAGTCAATTGTGCCAACAACACCAACACAGAACTGATCTGCAAATCTCTCTCTGAGAACCTGCACATCAATATCCTGTGAGAACTTCACTGCAAGACCTTTGAAATCTCCATAGAACAGAACATTTGCAGATGCCGCAATGTCAGCAACATTGTCAGATACATACACAGGCTTGCCCATGAGAGTAGTTCCAAAAGGAGAGCTGATGTCATCATTGAGCAGATAGTGTCCAGAATTGTCCTTGAGCAGTCTCAGAGCAGTCCTTGTGGCAGGGCTCATTACCCAGATTGCATTCTGCTGATATACATCCTTTACCTTGTCTTTGACCTTGACAAGCTCATCTGCAGTGATCACAGATGTGGATGCGGCAGTCACACCATTGGTCAGATTGCTCAGACCTTTGACTTTGTAGGTGGAATCAGAGGGAGCAACAATCTCTTTTTCCATAAATCTTGCTATTGCTTCTGCCATCTCATTGACAACAAAGCTGACAACATCAAACTGAGAATTTGCGATCAGATCCTTGCCAACCTTTGCAAGCGCACCTGCAAGATAGCCATTCAGAGTGATGCTTGTGAAATCACCGCTGTTTGCATAGGGAGCTGTGCCCTCAGTCTGGAATGCAACAGTGATTGCATGTGATGACTCATCATAATAAGGGATGGTCAGCTTGCCCTTGAGATTGTATCTGTCAGATCTGCTGACAATCGGGCTGATGTCATACACTTTCTTGATGATCTTGTTTGCTATTGATGCAGGGATAACAGCTCCATTGTTTCCCTTTACCATGTCATAGTCAGCATCACGCTCATTGACTTTGCCACGGATGAATGCATCAAATGCCTGCTCCTCATTCATTGCTCTGGTTTCCTCGCTCATTTTTTCCTCCTTGGGCTCATTGTCCTTCTTTTCCTCTGCTCCCAGAATCTCACGGAAATCATCCTCAAGACCAAGAGTTTTCTTGATAGCCTTGACATCATCTCTGATCTCTGCAAGCTCTGCCGCTTCTGCCTCGGTCAGCTCTCTCTTCTCTGCCTTTGCTAAAGTGAGAACCTCCTCCGCTCTTGTGATTAAATCGTTCTTTCTTTCTTCTAAAAGCTTTGACATGTTTGTTTTCCTCCTTTTCAGCTTTTCATGTCATTGATGAGGCTTTCCCACTCATCATAGTTTATTTCCTCAGCCTCTGGCTGTTTAGGAACTTCTTTGACTTCTGCCTCTTCTCTTGTCTCCTCTTCTCTGACTTGGATCTCATCCTCAAAGACTTCACCAAAGTACACAGAGTCATCTGATCTGACAGACACAAGCGTCCCATCATATGCAGGAGTCTTTGTATTGTCCAATAAAGACACCTCAATCAGATCCAAATCTCTGACATCTCTGAGAGGCAGACCATCCTCATCCTGCTTGAGCTCAACTTCTCTGTCCATGAATCCAAAAGACCACCCTCTGAGCTGTCCCTTTCTCGCTTTTCGGATGACTTCCTCATCTGTGATGACTGCTCTTGCATGGAGTCCAATGTTGTCCTCTTCAAGCTCAAGATTTCCATCTTTCTGACCACCAAGATCTCTTGAGGGATCATGGTTGAGCAGGATTCTCACATTGTCATTTCTCTTGAGTGCTTTTCCAAATGCACCCTTGCAGATTCTTTCAATGAACTGCCCCATCCTTGACCAGAGAGTTTTGCTCTTTCTCTCAACAGCATTGACATATCCATCAATCTCAACACTGTCTGCTCTTATGCTTATCTGCATCACTCACCACCACCTATCTTTGCCCATGCAGAGCCATCCCAATAGTATGTGTCATTAGTGTCAAGCTCATGGAATTTGCTGTTGACAGCAATGTTCTCCTCTGGCTTGTTATCCTGTGATGTGCCCTCAAGCTCCACATAATCTGTGGCATGTGCCAATCTGTCTGTTATCATCATTGCACCTCCTCTGTGTTTTCTGTGTCATCTGATATATCACCGATTGTGTCAGTATTCGGTGTATAATATATATGTTTGTTGATGTCATAAAGGACAGCACCAAGACCAACATTGACCACATCAAGCCCCTCAACATATTCCATGTTTTCTGCCTGTCTTATCTCATTGAGAGTCATGAATCCTGTGTCTTTTGCAAGCTTGTATGCTTCATATCTTTCTTTGAGTGATGCTCTGATGATCTCTTTCACATCAAATTCAAAGAAATAATTTTTCTTTTCAGATTCCAGAAGCAGATCACGATTGAGAGCAGTCTCAAATGCTCTCACAATCGGATATATTGCCTCTTTGAATGTCCTGTCAAAATCACTTGGATATAAATGGAATAAGCCATTGACCTCATCTGCAAGAGTTTTCTTTGACTCATTCATCTGAGTTTCAACAGCGTTGTTGGATGCCTCTTGGAACTCCAAGCCATTATTTAAAACAACAACATTTTCTTTGTTGTTGCCATATAGATTCCTCCATGCTCTTTTGAGAGCATCAATCTCATCCTGTGTGAGTTTCCTTGTGGCTTTGAGAAATCCTTTCTTGTTGCCGCCTGTGGACACCATTCCAAGCTGATATAAAAGTGTTTGATATGCTGTCTCAAGTGCTTTGGAGACTTCCACAGTCAATCCCACACCGCTTGCACCGTCTTTTGTATTCCTCAAGAGCTTGATGAACTGCCAAGGCTTGAAATTGTCTCCATTCACGCTGATCTGATAGTCTTTGAATATCGGCTCATTTGCTGTCATGATGGTGATGTTTGTGTCCTCTACATAGTATAGCCCTGTCACATCATTGCCTTTCCTTGAGATGTAACAATAACCACCTTTCCCAAGCAGATAGTCCTCAACCATTGCTTTTTTCATCTGGAATGCATCAAGCGTGTCTCCGGTATCTCCATTGAGCATCTTTGCTCTGTCATCCTCAACCTCTTCAACCTTGCCTTTTTTGGTCTTGTAGAGCTTCACAGGCATGCTTGCAATGCTGTTTGATATAAAATCAACAGCTCCATTCACATTTGGAAGTGTCAGCACCTTGTCCCTTGTGATTGTTTCACCATTCAACAGCGCATAAAGCAGGACATCATCCGCTGTGGATGTGTGATCTCCCCGCTCCTCTGCTTCTCTCTTTTCGGGAATGTCTTTTTTGGTTATAAAATCAAACCATCCCATCTCTCTTCACTCCTTAAAATGTCTGTATAACAAAGTCCATCTGATTCAAAAACACATCCTGCTCCAAGAGATACATGGCATTGATGAGACTGACAACCATGTCCACCTTGCCATTTGATTTCTTTTTGTTCACATATGCATTCTTGTTTGTGTCATAAACGCATCTTGCATTCTGGAAATTTATCTCAAGCAGTTTGTTGCTTTCATATTGAAACTCCCTGCTCAGAATCTTCTCTCTCAAGAGCTTTGTCGGTGGATGCAGGACTGATGAATGCTGTTTGACTTCCACCATGTTATATCCTGCTCTCTCAAGTTTTTGTGCAGATGATAGAGCATTCCATCTGTCATAGCCAATTGCTTGAATTTGGACTCCATACCGTCCCTCAATGCCCAAAATGAAATCCTCTACCACCGCATAATCAATCACCCTGTCTCCACAAGCAATCACTTTGCCTGTTTTGAGCAATTCTCTGTAGTTTACTTTCTCAGAGGCTGTCTTTTCTTCAATCCTGCCCTCTGGAATGAAAGCAAAACTCTCTGCAAGGACATTGTTGTCATCATCCACACTGACCATTGCCACAGATGTGTTGTCATTTGACTCTGACAAGTCCAATCCGAGATATACAACCCGACCTGTCCAATCTAAGTCAGCAACTTTGCACTCCTGCACATCCTTGACATCAACAAATGTCTCTGTCCCTGTTCCTTGATATATGATGTTGCAATGCTTTGTGACAAAATTCTCTCTTGAGCTCTCAATTGCAATGGCTTTGGCTCTTTTCTTGATCAAATCATCCCAAATCTCTGGGATTTCCAATGCAACAGGATTGCTCTGTTGCAAGATCAGATCATTTGTCTCCCATCCTTTTGTTTTGTCGGGCTCATAAAGCAGTGCAAACAATGTCTCATCATGCTCAAGTCCATCAAGGACTTTCTTTGCATAGGCAACCTCGTTCTCAAATGGATTGTCTATTGTCGGATATTTGGTTGAGATAATGAATCCCAACTTGTTGAGGATGTTGAGCTGTCCAGATCTCATTGCCTCAATTGGATATGCAATTGGAAGTGCACCAACCTCATCAGCAATGAATGCATTTGGCAACTTTCCATCCATCCTGCTTGTGGAATAGCTCAAAGGGATGTATTGAGTCTGAGTGGGCTTGAACATGATATAATCCCTCAGAATCTTGAATCTCTTTTGATCCCTGTGCTCATAGACCATTGGTGATGAGCGGATTGTCTCAGCAATTGCCTCTCTGATCTCTCTGGACAATGAGCCATCTGGAGCAACAGAATAGAACTTTGAGAATTGTGGCTCTGTCAGAAACAGGATGATGAATATTGTTGCAATCGTGTATGTCTTGAAATTCTTTCTGCAGATTTCAAGCACTCCTGTCTCATACCGCCTCTTGTTCTCATTGTCACGATAAACCACACAAAGGATTGCAATATAAAACAACCATTGATAGCCGCATGTGCAGTCATACAATGCCTGTCCTGCTTTCAAGCCTTTGGGCATCCTCAAGAGCTTCAAGATGTTCTCAACTTGCTTGACTTTCTTCTCACTAACAGTATATTTTTTATCCTTGCCCTCACAGATCCTCATGAAATCTCTCATCTGAGTTTTCACATACTTTGGACAGGATTTTTTTCGGATGGATTCCTTGCAATAGAGATATGCTCTATTGTTTTTCATCAGCACCATTGATCATATCCATGAGCGGATCTGCATCCTCATGGCTTTCTGCATCAAAACTCTTGAGGATTCTCAAAAGTGTTGCCACAGTCTTGTTTGCCGAGTCTGTTGTCCTGTTGAAATCAACCACTGCAGGATTTGAATATAAATTTTTTTCTCCTTTGACATAGGACTTGTTGACAAGGACACCTTTTTCCTCAATTGTTTTCTCAAGCTCATCCAGAATGTGCAATTGCACTTGGTATCTCTTGAATGTTGTGGTAAAAAAATAGTTGTCCTCAAGTCCTGCATCCTCTGCCATCCTCAAAATGGCATCAGCTTGCTCTTTTAGGCTCTTTTGTCTCATATCGCACCTCATATCCTTTCATCTCATTTGGCGATTTTGAAAACCCTCTCTCAATTTTCAAAGAAAAAAACGGCATTTTTTGCCGTTTTACATATTTTTCACCGTTTTTTGTTGATATTGTCTAAAAAAAACGGCAAAATCACTGTTTTTGAAAATGATGG